CCCTTCACCTTGTCGAGGTACTGCTGCGCCTGGCTGTCGAAGTCGGCCTCATAGCGCGTCTGTGCGTCGCCCGCATCGGTGGCCGTGTAGGTGCCGCGCATCGTCACGGTGCGCTGCCCGCCGGCAGCTCGCTCGACGAGCACCTCGACGTCGCGCAGGCCGGCGTCCTGGTCAGCTGGCAACTCGCCTTCGATCGACACCGTGTAGCTGCGCGAGAAGCCGTGATCGGTCTCGTCGTTGCCCGTCTTCTGGATCTGCGCGCCGACGCGCAGCAGGGTCTCGCCGACGGTGTATTCCCACGCAGTGCCGCCGAGGTCGATGCGCAGCAGGTCGCCCTTCGTGAGCCGCTTGCGGAAGTCGGTCTCCAGCGCGTCGCTCAGCACCTGGAGCCCGGCGAACGAGTCGGAGGTCACCACGAGCGTGAACACATGCCGGAACGTGTCGTAGCTCTTCTCGATCGTGTAGGGGCCGTGCAGCTGGAACTCGGTGGCGCCGCCGACCTCGCGGTCGCCATAGGTGATGCTGAACGGGTTGACGACGGCGGTCATTTGGCCCCCGAGAACGGGTTCAGCTTGGTCACCAGATGATCCACCGCCTGGAACAACAGCGTCCCGATGCCCTTCACCATGCGGTCGATCACCTCGCCGATGCCGGGGCCGTGGAACTTCGGGTCTGCCTCGAACAGCGTGCGACCTTTCTCCTCCTGCAGGCGCAGGCTCTTGATGGACTCGTACCAGTTGCGCACGCCGGCCGGCACGGAGTTCCAATGCTGCGCGCCGGCGGCGGCGCCGAACGTCGCGATGGCCTGCTCGCGCGCGCTGCGTGCAGCTCGTGCGTCCTCGCCTTGGTCGCCAAAGAGTATGTGAGAGATCTGATTGCCCAGCGGCCCCAGCGCTTCGGAGAAGACGTCGCCAGCGCTGCTCTGCGTCGCACCTTTGATCGCCGCCATCCCGGCGCCGAACGCGCCGCCGAGGCCGATCGCGTTGAGTCCGCGACCGACCGTCGAGCGGTAGACGCCGCGCATCGTGTGGGCCGTGTCCTTGGCGGTCTGCACCAGCGACTCCAGCTGCGCCTTCGCCGGAGAGGTATCGAGCACAACGCGGGTCTTGGCCTCGTCCACGTCATCGCCCCTTGGTCTGCGTATGGGCCAGCGCGCGGCCGACGTCGTCGACCTTCGCGTCGCCGCCGTTGGTCGCCCACCACGAGACCCACGCATCGCGCACGCGCAGGATCAGCATGTCGAGCGTGCTGTTGGCGGGGAACGCCTCGCTGAACAACCGCCTCGCCTTCTCTAGTTCAATGGCCCGCTTGCTGCGCGCATCGAACACGGTCTGCAACTGCTGGTTGGTGCGGCCGCCCGACATGGTGTTGGCTGCCACGCGCGCCAGCGTGCTGTCGTCCTCCATCTCCATGAGGGTTGCCGCGCGGCCGCGCGCCTCGCTGTCGAGGCCGCCCCATACCCACCGGTTGATCATCTCGCCGGTTCCTTCGAGAGGCTTTCCGCTGGCCAGGCGCAGCGTGGCCACGCCGGCCACCAGTAGCACGCCGACGATCAACCCGATCGGATTGATCGCGCGCGCGCCGCGCGCCACGGCGCCGCCAGCCTCCACGCCGGTGGCGACCACACTGCGCACCGCGAGCGCCTCGGTCTTGCGCGCCATTGCACGCATGACTCGTCGTCGCGCCCCAGCCTCGACCAAGAGCCGCAGTGCGCGCGTCTGCGCCACCATGCGGTGCCGCTCGTCGGCCCGCGCCGGAGCGCCGTCCTCGGCCCCCGGAGCCTGCAGGTCGAGCCCCAGCACCATGTCGTCGCCGCGGCGGTTCATGGCGTGATGAACGCCCCCACCTCGTCGCCGCGGCTGCTGGCGGACACCGAGCCGAGCCCGCGAGGGTCGTAGTCGGCGAAGATCGCATAGGTGCGGCCGAAGACCGTCGAGACCGTCGTGGCGTGGTGCGGCCCCGTGTAGTCGAACGCATCGCAGTCGGCCGGCGCCACCGGCGCCACGGTGCCGGCCTTGTGGCCAAGCCGGTACTGGAAGAAGTCGAAGCGCGACTCACAGTGGTCGCCGCGCCAGGTCGCCGTGGTGCCCTGCATCTGGAGCTGCTGCGGCGGCGCGTAGAACGGCTGGCTGGTGCACAGCACCGTGACCTTCAGCTCCTCGAACGCGACCTGCATGCCCTCGCCGAGCAGCTGCGGCGCGCCGGTGCCCGAGCTCGACGCGATCACCGTCAGCCCATCCATGCCCGACAGCGCCTGCAGCGCGGCGCGCACGCGCTCGCTGACCTCGGCCAGTCCGGCGCCCGCGCTGCTGCCGAGGTCCGGCCGCGGGCCACCGATCATCGTGAACTCGCCCAGCGGGTCGCCGGCGCACTCGGCGGCGATCACGATGGCGAAGGTCTGCTGCATCAGGTCGGGGTGGTCCGGATCCGGCACGGCCTGCTCGAGCGTGACCTGCGCGAACGGGAACCCGGCCGGCATGTCCTTGTCGGTCGGCACGCCGGCGGTCACGAACACGGACTGCGGTCCGAAGACGACGCTCTGGCTGCCGTCGGCCCACTGCACGGTTGCGAGCAGGTGCTTCAGCTGCTGCGCGACCTGCCAGGGGTTCACGGGGCGGCCGCCTTGAACGTCGGGAAGGACCGAGGCGCCGGCGGCCGCCGCGGCACGTGCAGCTGCGGATCCGCGACCGCGGACGCGGCTGCGGGCGCCTGGCGCTGCCGCAGGATGCGTCCCGCGACATCGGCCGCCAGCCGCTTCGCGAGCGTCACCTCGCCCTCGAGGTCGCCGCGAGCCGCCTGCACGCCGGCCTCGGCGAGCACCGGGTCAGCGACTGCGTACCCGACGCCGACCGCGGTGCGCTCGGCGTGTTCGTCGCCCAGCATCGCGAGCTGCTCTTGCTCGACCTCGGTCAGCCGGAAGAACCATACCCACGACGGCCGCTGCGCGCGCAACCACCGCGCGTATGCGGCATTGGTGACGATCGGCAGCTGCCGCTTCTGGAATGGCCACATGATTTCACAGTGTAAGGTCCGCCAGCCGACCGATCGCCAGCGTGTTGCCGATGGAGTCGCGCAGGCACTCGATGGTCATCGGCAGGCCGAGTTCGTCCTGGCGCTGGAACGCCATCTCGGCAACGTCGGCCCAGTCCGGGATGCCGCGGTAGACGAGGATCGCTGGCGCGCGGATCACGTCGTCGGGAACGAAGAGCAGCACGCGAGACCGGTCCTCGACCGCCGACTGGCCGGGCACCGTGAGGCCCGGCACCAAGAAGGTCGCATGGCCGCTCGGATCGCCGACGGACACCTGGTCGGGCCACAGCGAGGCCAGCGCGGCGTCATCGAACCCGCGCAGGAAGAAGGACAACACATAGCGCTGCGGCGCCTTCAGGATGTCGCTCGGCTCGCCGAGGCCCTCGGCCATGACGCGGAAGCCGGGGCCGCCGAGGCTGCGCACGACCATCGCGCGCACGCGGCCGATCTCGGCGCCGCCGTGCGGGTAGACGTGCCCCAGGTCGGTCGGGTTCACGACCAGGCGGCCTGGCGCACGGATCACGCGCGGCGACGCGCTCGGCGACGCGAGCAGGTTGACGGTCTCGGGGCCCGGCGGGCTCGGCGGGTTCGTGGGGCCGCCCTTGCCGCTCACAGCCGCACCTCGAAGACCTCGCGGCCGATCGCCTTGCGGATCGCGATGCGTGTCTGCGGCGTGACGCCGACGAACTGGCGCTGCGGCACGGTCCCCTTCAGCTTCGTCCCGACCAGCTTCCTGTTGAGCAGCCAGCCGAGCGAGCGCTTCAGTTCGCGCGTCTGCTGCCGCAGCCAGGCCCACAGCCGCGAGCGGATGTCCTTGGTGATCTCGACGGACTCGACCGGGCCTCCGAAGTTGTGCACCGAGCCATAGGGAAGATTGGTCCCGACGACGACGCTGTTGCCCTCGACCACCGCGGCGATCGACGCCGCCAGCCGGCCGGTGTCGCGCAGGGCCGGACGCCGCTCGAACCGTCGCGGCAGCGGCGCCTGGCGCCCGACGCGGAAGTCGGCGAGCAGGCCGAACACGTTGATCGGCGCGCGGTCCTTCCACTCCTTGCCGCCGAACGACTGCGCGCGGAACGCGCCCTGGCTCTCGCTGACCATCAGGGCGCCGATCACCTTCAGCGCGGTCTGCGGGTCTTCCAGCCGCTTGCCGATCCGCCGGAGCTTGTCGCCCTCGTCGAACAGCGTAACCACGGCGTCACGAGTCCAGCCCGTCGGCGGGCTTCGAGGTCGGCAGGAAGTTGGGCGGCATGCTGCGGCGGTCCGACCATGGCAGCACGGGCCGGCCGTCGGCGGTGAGGTCCGGCGAGCGGAGCGCGCCGCTGTTGGTCTTGGGCTCCGCATGGCCGCGCGCGCCAGTGCGCCGCAGGTTGGCGATCGCGCCCGACTGCCCGAAGACCTCGTCCCACTTGACCTGCTCGATCGTGCTCGAGGTCCCGCCGCGCCGCCACAGCACGGCGATCACGCCGAGCTTGCCGAGCTCGATGTTCGTGGCGCTCAGCGGGTCGTAGGCGGCCTGCGCGTAGATCGGCCACAGGTCGATCACGGCCTGCGACGCCGAGGTCCCCGCGGTGTCGTTGATCGCGACCGCCGCCCGGTTGCGGATGTTGGTCAGCGTCAAGAGCCCGGCCGAGTCGTACGACGCCTTGACCGCGGTCCAGAGATCGGCGGCGGCCGTCATGGCGTCACGGGTCCGCGAACGTCGGCGAACCGCTCGACGGCAGGTAGCCGAAGCCGGCGACGAAGAGCCACCACTGGATCTTGCCGGTGGCCGGCGCGCCGCCCGTGTCGGTGAACGTCAGCACGTCGTCGACGAGCCAGGCAATCGGCGTCGCGTTGTTCTGGCGCAGGCACCACCACGTGCCATCGACCAGGTCGAACGGGCAGAAGAGCACGTCGTCGACGAGCAGGAAGCCCGAGGTCGAGGTGTTCCACTCGATCTCGATGTCGCACGGATCCTCGTCGAACTTGCGGAACCAGTTGCTGGTGCCGAGCGCGATCTTCAACTCGTTCCAGCCGGCGGCCAGCGACGCGACCGCGATCGTGGCCGACTTGCTGCCCATGCGGATCACGACGTTGCCGCCGAGCCCGCTGCCGATGGTCTTGTTGACCATGATGCGCAGGAAGTACGGCGTGTTCGGGTCGAGCCGCCGCGCGCGCGTGTTGTCGATCGTCTGTTTGATCGTCACCGTGCCGGCGCCGCCGGTGATCTTCAGCGAGGCGTCGACCTGCGCGCCGGGGAACGACCGGTAGAAGTTGGTCGTGTCCTGCGCGAGCTGCGCGCCGCCGGCGGTCTCGGTCCAGCTATTGAACTTCGGCGTCGCGGTCGCGCTGAAGTCGGAGAAGCTGCTGTTGTTGAGCAGCGACCCGCCCTCCGAGCTGCCGGCGTGCTTGCTGACGATCGTGCGGCGAATGGTCTCGCCCGAGCCGAACGAGGCGCGCAGCAGCGAGTCGAACGACTGCGCGGTGCCGACCACCTCGAAGACCTCGGCGTTCTTCTCGGTGCCGCTGTTCTGGTCGGCGCGGCACCTGAACGCCTTCTTCTCGACGTGGCAGGCCTCGATGTTGAAGCCGTTCTCGTCGACCGTCAGGCGGTCCATGGCGCCGTTGCCGAAAGCGGAGCCACCGTTGGAGCCGCTGAGGACGGCGCCCGCATAGGTGATCGCGCGCGTCTTGACCGACAGGCCCTTCGCGACGAACCACTCGTAGAGGGCGCGCATCGCCTCGGCCAGGTTGCTGAAACCGCTGCCGAAGCCGACCGTCGCGTCGATCGCGAGGATGCGCCGGTACTCGAACAGCAGCGGCGTGAGCGCGGCGCTGACATTGCCCGGCGTCACCACCGAGGACATCGCCGCGCGCGCGCCGTCGCCCCACTGCGCCAATCCGGACGGAGTGAAGTCGCCCTCGAGCGACTGCACCAGCACGTCGAGCTTCCCACCACCGAGCACCATCGTGCCGTCGGCGAAGTTGCGGAACGTCTCGAGGACGTCGACCGCCGCCTTCCACTGCGTCTGGATCTCTGCTTCGGTGGGGGTGCCGGACATGGTTCTTCTTGGTTACGCGACCTCGGTCGCCGGGCGGTCCTCGCCCCACTCGATGCCCGTCTTGGACACCGGCAGCGGGTACTGCGCGCCGCGGTCGGGCGCGTCCTGGTCGGCGCAGAGCTGCGCGAACACGAACGCCGCCACCGGCTCGTCGAACGGCGACTGCTGGTAGATGACCGGCGTCAGGCCGGCTTCGCGGCGCTGCTGCAGCTCCTGCGCCGTGGGGATGGTGATGAGCTGCCCCTTGCGGCCGCTGCGCGCGCGGTGCAGGCGCGGGTCCTTGGTCTTCGGCGCCTGCGGGTCGCGCGCCTCGTAGAACCGCACCACGGTGCGCGCCATCTTGGTGCGGATGCGGTCGAGGTCCTCGCGCGTCCACTGCACCAGCGCGCCGATCATCGGCAGCCGGGTGGTCTGGCCGTCGCCATCCCTCTCGACCAGCTCGTTGACCTTGGGGAAGTTGAACCCCGCCAGGTCGCACGACTCGGTCGGCAGCGACGGCAGCGCGCCGATCCAATACCACCGCTTGACGGTGATGGCGTTGCGGTGCGTCTCGAGGTCGGGGATGAACTGCGCCGGTGGTAGACCGGTCGCCTTCTTCTGGCCGGGCTTGCCCGGCTGATTCTGTGGTGTGTCGCCCATCGCGTTTGTTCTCCGCTTCGGTGGTCGATGCCAGGGCCGGATACAGCACGGGCCGCCCGCCCCGGCAGGAGCAGCGGCCCGCGTAGTCACGCGCGCGGTCGCGCCGCGCTCAGTTGTTGACCTTGATCAGGCCGTAGGGCAGCGCGCTGAACGCGCCCTCGCGGATCTCCCACTGCACGTACTCCTCGGCCGTGTTGCGGGTGTGGTCGCTGTTGTTGTCGTCGGCGAGGGACTGGTACTCCTTCAGCCCGGACCGCTGCAGCAGCGCCAGCGGCTTGGTCGGCGAGTTCTTCAGCGCGACATACCAGTCGAGGGTCGCGAGGCGCGGCGAGCTCCACAGCTCGACGTTGCGGCTCGCATCCTGCACCACGTTGGTGACCGCGGCCGCGGCGGTGTTCGAGCCATACACCACGCCCTGGCGCACCTGCAGGAAGGCCTGTTCGAACACCTGGAGGTCGGCGGCCGAGAAGATGATCAGCACGCCGCCAGCGATCAGTTCGGGGCTGAACAAAGGCTGCCCCTTGCCGTCCTGGAACAGCATGAACTGCGTGATGACCTTGTAGTAGTCGGTCAGGATCGCAGACAGCGTCGCGACGCCGGAGCCGCCGAGCAGGTTGCCGTTCGTCGCGCCGAAGCGCGCCGCGCCGGTGCCGTCCGTGGTCGAGAACAGCGACACGCCGTCGGGCGCGTTCGGGATCGCGGGCAGCGTGGTCGACAGCGAGGTGCTGTTGTTCAGCAGGTCGAACAGGAAGCGCTCGGGCAGCAGGCCGGCCGACTCGCCGGCCTTGCGCGCGGCGGTCATCAGCGACTGCGTCTGGTCGTCCTCGCGGTCGAACTTGCTCCACTTCACGCGGCGCGCCCACTCGTAGACGACGGCCGAGAACTGCACCGAGTCGAAGGCGTCGCTCGGGATGGTGTTCCCGCGCTGCCAGTACTCCATGTGCGGCGCCGCGTTGAAGTAGGCGAACTCGTGCTTCCGGTTCGTCGCCGTGATGCCGAGGTCCATGACCTGGCCGACGCGGCCGTCCGCCTGGCGATTGCGGATCGAGTTGTAGGTGTCGACGAACTCGGTGCGGAGGCCGTTGGCGAGCACCGCGCTGGAGATGACGGACGACATGCTGGGTTACCTCTTGTGCGGGCCCGGGATCAGGACGCGAAGGCCAGGAACTCGACCGGCGTGAACAACTGGACGTCGCAGTCCGACGCGGTGCGGAACGCGACCAGGAGGCCGATGGCGCGCGAGGTCGCGGCGGTCATCGTCATGTCGTCGGGGTTCGACGTCTGCGAGTAGACGGGCGAGCCGATCTTGGCCTGCGTCGGCGTGCCGGCGACCGCGACACCCTTCAGCGTCACGCCCGCGGTGTTGACGCGGCCGGTGGCCGGCGGCGTCGCGCCGGTGGCGCCCAGCACGTCCTGGAGCAGCAGCCCCCAGAAGATCGTGGTCGCGACGTTGTTCCACACGTCGATGAACCCGTCCGCCGTGGCGCTGCCGACCAGCATGCCGCCATACAGCTGGACCGCGTTCTTCACGATCATGGAGCGCATGCCGCGCTCTTCGCCGCGGTAGACCTTGTTGAACGTGCGGTCGGCCATCGTGTCCTCTGTGTCGGGTGTCGGGTCGGGTCAGTGTCGGGTGTCGGGTCTCAGGCCTTGCCGTTGACGGCCGGCTTCGGCTTGCGCGGCGGCTTGAACCCGGCGCGCGCCATGTTGATGGCGACGTAGTTCTCCTGCGTCGATCGCAGGCCGCCCTTGCTCTTCAGCAGCTCCCACTCCTTGGCGAACGCCGCCGCCTGCGCGACCGCCTTGGCGCCGTTGCCGTGCCACGGCTCGACGCACTCGGGCATGTCCTCGTCGAGCACGTCACCGCCGGCGAACCGCGCCGCCGCATCGGCGTCGTCCGGCGCCTGCGCGAAGGTCTTGACGATGCGGTCGACGTAGGCGGCGAAGGCCTTCGGGCCGTGCTCCTTGTGGAACGCGACCAGCTCCTTCTCGACCTCGGCGCCCATCGGCCGGCCCTTGAGCCGCTGCAGCGCGATGGCGACGTCGTCCTTGCGCTTGCCGCTCGCGTCGCTGGCGTCGAGGCGCTTGCGCAGCGCGGCGTTCTCGCCACGGATCGCGGCCAGCTCGATCGCCACCGGGTCGTCGTCGTCGGCCGCCGCGGGCTTGCGCGGCTTGGCGGGCGTGGGCGTCTCGCCCTCGTCGTCGACGTGCAACTGGATCACCTCCTCGTCGTCGTCCTGCTTGCGCATCTTGGCTCCGGGTGCGTCGACGTCCGCCGGCGCGTCGTCGTCCTGCTTGTCGGCCTCGCGCTCGCGGATGGCGGCGACGATCGCCTCCATGTCCTTGACCGCGATCTTGCCGCTCTTGATCGTCTTGATGATGTCGGCCACCGTGGTGCCGCCCTCGGGCGCCGGGCCGTCCGCCGCGTCCATCTTCTCGGTCTTCGCCGAGGTCTTCTTGCCGCCGCCGACATTGCTGTCGTCGTCCGAGATGCGATCGCGATCCTCGGCCGCCATGCGCGCGCGACGCTTGCTGTCCTCGGTCTTCGGCTTCACTGGCGGGTCCTCGGTTACGAGATGGGCACTGTTGCCTCGTCGGTAGAACGCTAGCACCGGCAAGTCCTCGCGAGACGCCTTCGACTTCCACGGGCTGGCGAAAGTTGCGGACGCAACAACCGGCCCCTGTGAGGCGCCGGCCATGTCGCGCACATCGGAAACCATCAGCATCGGCAGCTCGAGGTACGGCGCCTCGTGGTCGAGCAGCGCCAACGAATCGAGTGCAGGCGTCTGCACGTCGAGGATCTCGACCGATCGGTAAGGCAGGCGCTTCTGCAACACGTCGTAGCTGACGCCCGGATTGGTGATCACCAGATCGGCGAACACCGCCAGCTTAGAACTGCCCTTGAACGTGATCGCGTGCACGCCCGTGATGCGGAAGAAGCCGGCCGGCGTCACGTCGCTGTTGTCGCCGCCCTCGTGGTGGCGCACGTGCAGCGGCGGGTAATAGCCCTCGGTGGCAGCTTCGCGCGCGCGGTCGACCGCGGCGCTGATCCACTCGGCGTTGAAGTCCAACTCGCCGCGCTTGCACTCGACGAAGATCGGCACGTCGTGCACGACCATCGAGCCGTCGGGATTGCGCGTAGCGCGATAGCCGGGAAGGTTCATCGGATCACTCCTTGACGGTCGATGTGCAGTTTCGCGCTGAATAGCGTGTTGGCGGCCGGCGTGAACGCGCTGCGCGCCACCAGCTGCGCGTAGAGGCCGCCGTCGCCGGAATACGCGAACGGCCCGGTGAACCCCTCGCCGAGCGGCCCGGTCGGCCGATAGAGCGAGAAGTTCGCGCCGAACGTGACCTTGTTCGCCGCCAGGAAGTGGAACACGCCGACGATGCGCGCCTGGTCGCCGGTGGCGATGCTGCCGGTCAACGCCATGGCGACGTTGTCGTTCGACCCGTTGACCGGCGGTCGGTCATACACCAGCAGGTCGAAGTCGGGAGTGCCCACGGTCGCGTCGGTCCCCATGAACAGGTGTGCGGTCCACAGGAGCCCACTGCGCCCGGCGCCGGCGAACACCATGTAGCCAGCCGAGGCCGTGTTGTCGGTGATCGCGTCGCCGGCCGTGTAAGCCACGGTGTCATTCGGTCGCGGGAACGAGCACTGCAGGACCGCCGCGCCAGTCGGGTATGCCGGTTGAATGGGCTCGTTGTTGCCCATCGGGATTGCTGCCATGGCTCAGTCCTCTCGTTGATGCTCGGCGACGATGCGCTCGATGCCGGCGCGCACGGCGCGCGTCGGGTTCTTGTGGGCGCCGGAAATGATGCGGTAGACGGTCACGGGATCGGCTGGCACCTGCTCGGCCACGCGCGCCACGCCCTCGCTGGCCGCAATGCGGCGAAACAGCTGCCGCGTGGTCTCCCAGTTCGGCGCGGGCGCGGCTGTCACCGGCCCACCATGTGGAGGTCGGGCCTACCGCCATGCACGAACCCCTCGTCGGGGTGTGCGTCCTGCGGCACCGGGTCCTCGATCACGCGGTCGTGGCGGTCGAGCTTGCCGCGGGCTTCGAGTTCGACCACCGACACGGCGCGCACCTGGCAGCGGCAGTTGTAGCCGAGCGGCGGCGACAGCCTGCCCCACACCGGGTTCTCGACCGACCACACCTTGCCGCTGGCGGCGCCGTGGTTCGGCCGCGTGTCCGCGTCGTCGACCGCGTCGAACTCGAACGCAGGCAGCACGGCGCGCAGGTCCTGGTCGCGCGCCACGCGGAAGCGCCCGGCCGTCACCGCCGTGTTGACGTTGGTGCGGAACGCCATGCGCGCATAGGCCTCGGACCATGGCGCCGACTCGCGGCGTAGCTCGTTCGCGGTCATCGCCAGGCGGCGGCCGCCCTCGCCCTCGTCGATGCCCTCGCGCATCGCGCTCGCGATGAACTGCTGCGCGGCGCGCACCACCGAGGTCTCGGCCGCGCGCGCGAACGCGACGGCGCCGTGCTTGTAGAGCTCGCCAACGTGCTGGGCCAGGCGCACGGCCGCGGGCTGCACGACCTGCGGGACGCGGTTCACGAAGGCGTCGACCGCCTCCTGAAACGTCACGTTGGGCAGGATCGTCTGCGATGGCTCGGCGGCGAACCGGGCCAGCCGCCGGTCGAGCGCCGCGAAGTGCTGCAGGTGCTCGCGCGCGCCCAGCAGCTCGGCCGCCGCCATGGTCGCGGCCATCGTCGCCTGCAGCTGGTCGCGCGCATCGAGCGCCGCCGGCCGGTTGCCGTCGACCGTCGCGACGAACAAGTCGTGGATCGCTGCGTAGTAGCCGCGCGCGAACCGGGCCCCGCGCGACTCGATGATGCGGTCGGCGGTCGTCACCGAGCCCCCACGAGCTGCAGGCGCTGGCGCCAGCCGCGGCGGCGGAACCCAACGCCGTTCAGCGACAGGTCGCCGCCAACGTCGCCAGGCAGCAGGCCCGGCGCCGTCTCGGCGCGGCCCGGGATGATGATCTCGCCGCCCTCCGGCACGCGGAACCCGGTCTGTTCCATCACGTCGGACTGCGACAGGTTGACGCCCATCTCGTGCAGCGTCTTGGCGACCGCGGCGCGCACCTGCGGGTCGTCGTGCTTGTCCTGCGTCGCGGTGAACAGCGGCGCGTCGTCCTCGAGCCCGAGGTCGACGATGTTCGCGTAGTTCTCGTACCACAGGCAGCCGACCAGGTCGTCGGTCAGCGTCTCGTCCTGCGACTCGCGGTCGAAGTCGATCAGCGCTTCGGTGCTGTTCTGCTGCACCTCGGCGAGCGCGTAACTGCCGCCCTCGGCCGCGGCGGTCGTCAGGTTGGCGCCCATCACCAATGTGAACACGGCGCTGCGCAGGCGGTCGTGCGTCTTGTCGAGCAGCTGCCAGCCCTCGCCGTTGGTCTGCAGGTGCTCGACCTCGTCCTCGGAGTCGTGCACCAGCACGTTGCGCGCCATCATGTTCTGCAGCGCGTCGACCCACTTGGCGATCAGCTCGGTGTTCGGCAGGTTGGTGCCCGCGTCGCGGATGCCGGCGACCTTGGCCTTGAGGATGCCCTGCGCGAAGCGCTCAACAGCCTGCAGGTTCTCGTCGCTGGCGTGCGTCTTGGCGTACCACAGCCAGCCCAGCGCCTCGCGCAGCGCGCGGCCGTAGCCGAGGTGGCCCTGGTCGTCCTGATAGACGTGCCGCACGGTGCGGACCGTCTCGGTGCGCCACTCGCCGGCGCCGACGTGCCACTGCTGCCAGCTCGCCGAGAGGTTGTCGTGCTCGTCGCGGTGCGGCACCACGCGGAACACGCGCTTGTCGAGGTCCTCCAGCCGCGTCGGGACCCACCAGGTGCGGAGCTGGCCGTCACCGATCCGCAATGTCATCGGCCGGCCGTGGATCCTGGCGAACCGCGCGCCGCTGAAGAACGCCCGCGCGAGGTTCACGCGCGCGTCGCTGAAGCGCTTGATGTGCTTCAGCAGATTGGTCGCCACATCGATCGCGACGGCGGCGCGCGGCG